TCGTGGTGAGCTTCCTGCATGAACTTCTGGTAGAGGCTCAAGGGCAGCTTAAACGCGAGCATCTCGTTCACCCCGATGAAGCCGGTCCATTCGCCCGTCTTCTGGGTGGCGTGGGCCATTCCGGGGACTTCCTCCGGCTTCACAGGCTCGTAGCCGAGCTGCATGCGCCGGTGGATGGGGTCACGCGGATTGGTGGTCGTGAGCCAGCACATGTGATAGCCCGGGAGGTCCGGCAGATCAGGCAGTGCGTCATTAAACAACTGGTTTCGGAACATCTCCAGCCGGTCGTCTTCGCTCAGCTCCCGATCCTCAGTGACCTGCCGGTCCTGTGAATGCCGAGTAGCCTCGCGGCGACCAACAACATCGAAGTCCTTCTTCAGCGGTGCGTCTTCAGTTTGTCTTGTCATGTGTCACACTCCTAATCAGCGTGCCGTGTTTTCGCGATCGTAAGACTGGTAAGCCTTCAGGTAACGATTACGAGCGACAGGATCATCCCATACACCTGCGTCGATCATAGCCTGCTTTCGCTCCGGTGTCACGTATATTTCTTTCTTGGTACTCACGGGTGCGTGCTCGCGCGTGTTCCCCGTTGGCGGCGCCCTGCGGCGCTGCGAGCGCGGGGACTCCTCAACCCCCTCTCCCAGCGCCTCCGCGACGCGGGCGGTGAGCTCCTCCCAGTAGATGCGCGTGGTCGGGTTGTAGCCCTCGCGCGCCAGTTCGTTGTCGATGGCCTTGGTCACGGCGCTGTCGCGGTCGCGGGCCTGCGGGTCGTACCACGGGTTCGCTTCCATCCACTGCTTGGCGTAGTTGACCACGTTCGGGTCAACCGGCGGCGGGGCGTTGCGGGCGGCCTCGAACTGCTGCTTGGCGGCAGCGAGCTGCTGGGCCTGCGCGATGGCATCGTCGCGGATGCGCATGGCGGCGACCACGTCATTGCCGTTGCCCGCCTCGGTGGCGGCGGCGATGATCCGTTCGGCCTGCGCCACCTCGGCCTGCGCCTGTGCCAGCCGCTGCTCGAGCGTCTGGGCGTTGGCCGTAGCGGCGTGCGTCTCGGTGGCGGACACGCGCTGCGACAGCATGGCCACCGTGCGGCGCAGCTCCTCGATCTCACGCTGCGCGGCCTCCTTGGCGCGCTTCTGGATTTCGCGGCGCTTGCGGCGGCGTTCACGGTTGGTGGAGGACGCGATGTCCTCATCGTGCTCGTCGTCGCTGGTGGAGAGGCGCTCGTCTTCCTCGTCGCCGTCGTCCTCGTCGGCCTCCGCCTCGCCAGTCTTGGCGTCCTCGGGCGGCGTCTCGACGGGGATCAGCTCGTCGTCGGTGTTCTGGTCGTCGTTCTCAGTCAGGGTACTCATGTGACCGGCTCCTTTCAGCCTTATCGCCCTACAGGAAGGCCTTCATCGCGAGCGGGTCGCCCGTGATCTTGCCCAGCAAGTCGAGGTCGTTAAAAATGACGAAGATGATCTCCTCGCCGTCTTCAATACGGACAGACCAACGGTCTCCCCCGTATTTCGGTGCGCGCACGTAGTCGCCGATGCTGACCCAAGCGCCCTCGGGCCACGGCTCCATCGTGTTGCGGTTGTGGAAGGCCAGCGGCCCCATGGCGATGACCTTGGCGACCTGCGTGTTCCACATCTCCGTGTCGCGGGTCTCGCCCGCGAGGATGATGCCGCCCTTGGTCTTGGTCTTCGCGCGCCTGATCTGCAGCAGCACGCGGCTGCCGAAGGGTCTCACGCCGGGGTCGACCTTGGGGAAGGCATCCTCCTCGCCTTCGTACTCAAACTCGACCTTGTTCATGTCGTAAGCCTGCATAGTTCGCTCCTTTCTGCGGGCTAGAGGTTAAAGTCTCTCCTATCCTTCTCGGCCACGAGGTCGATCAGGACGCGCTTGGCCACTTCGAGGCCAGCGTACATTCCTACAGCCTTGCCGTAGTTGAAGTCGCCCGGAATGGGCTGCTGCAACGACTGGTGGGCAAGCGTCGCCTGCTCCTGTTCCAGCCGCTGCAGCAGGGTCTCCAGTCTCACGCGGGCGTCTTCTTTCCGCCGCTGACTTCAAACTTGGGGTTCTGGCCCATCTTGAGCAGCTTGTGCAGGTTGGTGTTCTCGGCGGTCACGCCACCGGCGGGCTTGCCCTTGCTGAGGGCGGCGTCGTTCTTGGCCATAGTCGTCAGTCCTTCTTCTGGCCCATGGCCAGCAGGCGCGCACGCTCACTGGTGTCGGGCTTGCTCGGGGTTTCTTCAGCCTCGACGGGCGGAAGCGGTGCGGTCTTCTTGGGTGCGCGTGCCATGGGTCAGTCCTTCCCTTCAGCAAAGAGCCTATCGCGCAGCGCATAGCCTTCCAGCTTCCAAAGCTGGCGGATGGCATTCTCATACGAAAACTTGCGGCCAAGTTCAGGGTCGTAGTTGTCCCGGCTGGCCGGTGCGCTCTCGCCGACGACGTAGAAGCCGTTCTCCATGGTGAGAACACACATGGTCAGAAGATCGTGATTGTAAAAGGTTGTGTGCACGATCTTGGCTTCCATGCCAGCCAGCGTCACGCGCGGCGCAACGGCGTTCGCGGCGCTTTCGGCTTCCGACATCTTTAGTGCTTTGCTTTCCATAGTAGTCGCTCCTCTTACTGGTTCGGGTTCGGGTTGATGCCAGTGCCGGTGGACACCGCGACGCGCTCGCCGCTGGCGATCTCGGCCGCCGCCAGTTGCATGGCGGTGCTGTTGTCCTCGGTGTTCATCGCGATGCGCGCCTGCAGCTCGGCGGCCTTGCGTGCGTCCTCGGCCTGCTGCTGCTGCTGGGCCATGGCGATGCGCGCCTGCAGCTCGGCCATGTCGACCTGCGCGTCCTGCTGCTGGTCGGCCTGCTGGGCTTGCAGCCGCTGCGCCTCGAGCGCCATGCGCTGCTGCTCGGTCTGCTGGTCGGCCTGCATCTTGGCCTGCTCGATCTGCAGCTTCTGGCCCTCAATGGCCAGACGCGGGTCTTGCATCGGCTGCGGGGCGAACTGCTGCATGACCTGCTGCGCCATCTGCACGATCTGCGGCAGGTTGCTGAAGAGCTGCCCACTGGCGCCCACGGCCTTCGCACTGGCGTCGGCCAGCATGCGGTCCAGCGCCCGGCGGTCTTCGGTGTCCGGCCCCATCTCCTTCAGCACCTCGCCGAGGTCTTCGCCCAGCACCTGATTGCTGATCTCCACCACCGCGCTGGCGTACCATAGCACGACGTGCTCGCGGATGTGGTTGAGGATCGCCGGGATGAACTGCGGCGCGATCAGGGCGTTCATGCCCAGCGCCGGGTTCATCAGGAAGTCGAGGTGCGTCGCGAGGTGCGCGAGGTGGTCCTGCTCGGGGAAGGCCATGACCGGGCGGCCCAGCGACGCGGCGACGTTCTCGTTGACCGCGTTCTGCTCCTTGGGCTGCACGGGCGGGAGCAGCAACTCCTTGGCGTTCGGCACCTTGAGCGTCTCGAGCAGCCGCTCCTCGACCTTGCGCACGTCGTAGAGCTGCGGCAGCATCTGCGCCCGCTGCGCCACGGCCTGCACCTGCGCGAAGCGCTGCGTCTCGGAGAAGATGTTCGGGTCGCTGACCGGCACGACGTCGAGCGGGCCGTCGAAGTCCTCGCGCGTCGCCAGCTCCTCGCCCGCCTCGTTCTCCAGCCGCTCGTCGTCGAGGTACATGCCGTTGAGGCGGTGCAGCACGCGCAGCATGCGCGCCATGGCGTCATGCAGGCGGCTGTGGATCGCCGAGAACACGACCATGCCCTGCTCGAGCTTGGCCAGCGTCGTGCCGACCGGCGCGTTCGGGTTCTGGTCGGCGATGTCCTCCATCGCCGTGCGCACCACGCCCTTGCCCGCGTCGACGAGGAAGCCCAGCAGGCTGAAGAGCACCGGGTTTGGCGGGTTGTACGGCATCGGCATGAAGATCTTGCGGATGTCGTCAACGTTCAGGCCGCCTTCGATCTCGCGGATCTCGCCCGGCACTGGGGCCTCACTCTGGCCGCCGATCTTCGCACCCTTTAGCTTCAGGCCAGCGGGCGTGTTGCTGATGTGCGCCGCGTCAAGCAGCGCACGCAGCGCGCCGGTGGCCGCGCCGCTCAGGCCGCCGATCATGTGCGGCAGGCCGATGGGGTACGCGCCGCGCCACGGGATGAAGGGGAACTCGACGAACCACTGCAACTCCTCGCGGGTCTCGTCCTCTTCGTCCCAGTTGCGGTAGATCGACAGCACCTTGCCGGTCGGCTTGTCGATGCTGACGATGTACGGCATCGCGTCCTCGTCATCGCCGATACGGGCGATTACGTAGACCTCGTAGACGATGCGCAGGCCGTCCTCGTTGTAGGTCGTGGCGTCGCGGCCCTCGATCTTGTCGTTG